AGCTTGTTGAGCAGTACGCCATGTCAGTTTCCCGTTGGATTCAGTGCGAGGAGTGCATCTCTGAGTACGGCTTCCTTGCCAAACACCCCACCACAGGAAATGCTATCGCATCCCCCTATGTATCTATGAGCCGCGACTACATGAAGCAGACCAATCAGTGTTGGTATCAGATTTATCAGATTGTGAAGGAGAACTGCTCGGTAGAGTTCGGCGGCTCCAATCCACAGGATGACCTGATGGAACGACTACTGCAAACCCGAAAAGGAGGAAAATGAAATGTTTGAGAAAGTAAATCCTTCCCACCCGGATAAGGTGGCTGACCGCATCGCAGGTGCAATCGTTGACCTGGCCTACACCACGCAGGACGACCCCAAGGTCGCCGTGGAGGTGCTTATCGGCCACGGCACTTGCCATGCGATTATTGAGACCTCCGCTCCTCTGGACACCACCGCTGTGGAAACTGCCATTCATCGCATTGCCGGAGATGTCCGAGCCGATGTGGTGATTGTTCCCCAGGACGCGCACCTGGCCGAGAACCAGAAAGACGGCGTCCGTTGCGGTGATAACGGCATCTTCAAAGGCGTCCCCGTAACCGAGGAGCAGCGCAAGCTGTCCCACCTCGCCAAGGAGATTTATTACATGGTACCCCACGACGGCAAGTACATCCTGGACGGTGACCACCTGGTCATCTGCCAGAGCAATGCCCACGCAGGCTATCTCAAGGCACTGTATCCCCACGCACTGATTAACCCACTCGGCGACTGGACTGGCGGCCCCGATGTTGATACGGGTGCTACCAACAGGAAGCTCGGCAGTGATATGGGCGACAGCATTACGGGCGGAGGCCTGCACGGCAAGGATCTGTCCAAGGCTGATGTCAGCGTCAATATCTACGCATGGCTGAAGGCGCAGCGCACGGGCTATCCCGTAGAACTCTGCTGTGCCATCGGTGATGAGACCGTGGGCGGCATCCCTTACTCTGAAATCGTAGAAACAGCGAGAGCGTTCATCCGCTTTGTCGGCGGGTTTGAGAAGTTCGCTGAGTGGGGTCTCGTATGATTATTGAGAAGAAGCACACGGCAGACCTTCTGCCTGCAGACTATAACCCCCGCAAGGATCTCAAGCCTGGTGATGCTGAATATGAGAAGCTGAAACGCTCCATCGAGCAGTTTGGCTATGTGGAGCCTGTCATCTGGAACAAGTCCACTGGGCGAGTGGTTGGCGGCCATCAGCGTCTCAAGGTGCTGATTGACCTCGGCTTCTCAGAAGTTGACTGTGTGGTTGTGGAGCTGTCCGAAGAAAAAGAGAAGGCGCTGAATGTGGCGCTGAACAAAATCTCTGGTGACTGGGACAAGGACAAGCTGGCGCTACTGATTTCTGATTTACAGGGTGCAGACTTTGATGTGTCTCTTACTGGCTTCGACCCCGCTGAACTGGACGACTTGTTCAAGGAGTCCGTCAAGGAGGGCATCCACGACGATGAGTTCAACGTCGCAGCGGAACTGGAGAAGCCCACCATCACCAAGCCTGGCGACGTATGGACGCTCGGTCGCCACCGACTTGTCTGCGGTGACAGCACCAAGCCGGAAACCTTCGAGCTGCTGATGGCAGGCCGGAAGGCCAACCTGGTCATCACCGACCCTCCGTACAATGTCAACTACGAAGGCAGTGCCGGAAAAATCAAAAACGACAACATGGCAAATGAGGCGTTCTATCAGTTCCTTCTGGCTGCGTTCCAGAACACGGAGGCAGTCATGGCTGATGACGCATCCATCTATGTATTTCACGCCGACACCGAAGGGCTCAACTTCAGACGAGCCTTTGCGGATGCCGGTTTTTATTTGTCCGGCTGCTGTATCTGGAAGAAGCAGTCTCTGGTGTTGGGTCGCTCTCCCTATCAGTGGCAGCACGAGCCTGTACTGTATGGTTGGAAGAAAAACGGCAAGCACCAGTGGTACACTGGGCGCAAGGAGACCACCATCTGGGAGTTCGACAAACCCAAGAAAAATGGCGACCATCCCACGATGAAGCCCATTGCGCTCTTGGCCTATCCCATTATGAACTCTTCCATGAGCAACACCCTGATCCTGGACCCCTTCGGCGGCTCCGGCTCTACGCTGATTGCCTGTGAGCAGTCCGACCGCTCCTGTTGCACCATCGAATTGGACGAGAAGTTCTGCGACGTCATCGTGAAGCGGTACATCGAACAGGTCGGAACCGCCGAGAATGTCTCGGTCGTTCGTGACGGCCTCACCTACGCTTATGCGGAGGTGGCAAATGAATAATCTGACCCTGGGCAGTCTCTTTGACGGCTCTGGCGGTTTTCCTCTGGGCGGCTTAATCTCCGGCATCACCCCTGTGTGGGCGTCGGAGATTGAGCCGTTTCCCATTCGTGTGACCACCAGGCGCATGCCCTTTCTGAAACACTACGGTGATATCTCGCAGATGGATGGCGGCAAGATTGAACCCGTAGATATTATCACCTTCGGTTCGCCCTGCACTGATATGTCTATTGCCGGGAAGCGTGCCGGACTGGATGGAAGCCAATCCATCCTCTTCTATGAAGCCATCCGCATTATCAAAGAAATGAGGGTAGCCACAAATGGCAAGTATCCGAGATGGATTTGTTGGGAGAACGTCACTGGCGCATTCTCCTCAAACGGCGGCGCAGACTTCAAAGCCGTCCTCGAAGCGGTCATCGGCATCGCTGAGTCGGAAGTTCAGGTGCCTGCGCCTGAAAATGGAAAATGGCCATATGCTGACTGGTATGTGGGAGACGGATGGAGCGTTGCGTACCGAACTCTCGACGCTCAATACTGGGGAGTTCCCCAACGTCGCCGTCGAATCTACCTTGTCGCAGATTTTGGAGGCGAACGTGCCGGAGAAGTACTTTTTAAGTCCGAAGGCCTGTCAGGGTATTCTGCGGAGAGCTTCCACTCGTGGCAAAGAGCTGCCGCCCGTGCTGCAACTGGCTCTGGAGCGCCAAGCCTCTGCCTAAATGACCAGGGCGGTTCCCGGATGGATGTGACCGAGGACGTCACTGCAACGCTCCGTGCCGAGGCACACCATCCTCCCGTGGTGATGGAGGCTGCCGGGTTCTGTACGGAACACTCTGCCCGGAGCCGTTCCATTGGCTATGAGGAAGAGCGGTCTCCCACCCTCCGAGCAGGAGTGGTACCTGCGGTATTCGAGAACCATAGCCAAGACACCAGATACACCGGTCCCGTGACCACAGCCCCCACCGTGGCAGCGAACTACGGAATGGGCGGAAACAATCAGCCCTTTGTGGTGAACGAGAGTGTGCCTGTAACGCTCAAGATTCGTTCTGGCTGCGATGGTGGCGGCAAAGGCCCCCTCATCCAGGAAGACAAGTCTGCAACTCTGGCCTGCGGGAATGACCAGACGCTGTTTCAGCCGAAGGTCTACGGCATCTGCTCGAACGATAGCAATGCCATGAAGTCGGATAATCCCCACAGCGGGTTCTATGAGGCCAAGACCACTCGTACCCTGGACGGCAATGGCGGTAACCCGGCCTGCAACCAGGGCGGCATGGCAGTCGTGGCTTACGGGATTGACCGTGCAGCCTTCAACCAGGGCAAGAACGCACAGTTCGGCTTTGCTGTGGATGAAGAGGTTGAGCCGACAATTGTGGCGAAGGGGCCCGGTGCTGTTGCGGCCCCCACCTACAGTGCAAGCAAGGCCTCGTTCTTCACGCAGGCCGAAGAGGAACTTGCCAATACGCTCGTGGCCACCGACTACAAAGATCCTCCGCTCATCAACGCATCACAGGAATACACGGTCAGACGCCTTACTCCTGCCGAGTGCGCTCGGCTGCAAGGCTTCCCGGACTGGTGGTGCGAGGATCTCGGCATCGAAGCACCGACAGAGGAAGACTTGGCCTTCTGGAGGGATGTGTGGGAAACCCATCGCAGAGTTGTTGGTGGTAGCCATAAGCCGAAGAGCGAAAAGCAGCTCATCAAATGGATTCAGCACCCCCACTCCGATGCAGCCGAGTACAAAATGTGGGGCAATGGAGTGGCACTGCCTTGCGTTTATTTCGTGCTTTCGGGCATTGTGTGGACTACACAGTTAGAGGCCGAATAATTTGTACAAGATTTGGTGCTGAATCTCCTTGCTATTTCAGGGCTTCAGAGTGATATATGTACTACCCCAAAAACAAGGAGGTTCACACCATGATCATCAACTACGAAGTAACCGGCTCCGACCGCAAGCGCCTGGTCGCAGCCATCGCCGAGTATACCGGCGAGAAAGCAAAGTACCTCGGCGCACCTAGCTTTGCCTACCAGATTGGTGGCATCCACATCAGTGTGGAAGGCAGTGTCACCACCGAAAACAACAGCGAAGCCGCACCCCTCATCCGATTCCTCCGCGAGAAGGGTTTCCAGGCAGAAGACCCCCTGGCTGCCATCGAGGAGACCGAAGAGCCGGTGGCTGAAGGCCTGACCGTCGCACTTCCCACGGTCACCCTCGACGAAGAGGCGCAACGAAACCTCGCAACCCTCCTGGAGGTCAAGGGCAACCTCATCAAGAAGGCCCTCAACATTCCCAACACCCCTATTGAGGTGAACGAGCAGACCGTCAGCTTCCCCTGGTTCAACAGAGACCTCACTGCTGATGAGGTAAAGGCCTACGCCCACTTCATTGGTGCCCTCTGTGAAATGGCAAGAAACCAGAAGCGTATCACCGCCAAGGAAAAGGGAGTCGACAACGAGAAGTACGCATTCCGCTGCTTCCTCCTTCGACTGGGCTTCATCGGCAACGAGTACAAGGACGAACGGAAAATCCTCCTCCGCAACCTGACGGGCAGTTCGGCCTTCAAGAGCGGCGCTAAAGGAAAGGAGGAGTGATTATGGGGACCATCTCGAAAGAGGCCTTACAGGCCCTCCGTGAGCGATTCCCGGCCGGGACTCGAGTTGAACTGGTGCATATGGATGACCCGTACAATACCAAGCTGACCCCCGGCTGTCGGGGAACGGTACGCATGGTAGATGATGTCGGCACCATTTTTGTGCGTTGGGACTGCGGTTCTGGCCTT